AAGGTCATCTTGGTCAACAGGTCCATCACATTGCATCTTCATAACAACGAAGGGATCACTTTGCACATAAGCCACAATATCACTAGCTGCTGTATTAGCAGGATAATATTGAGACTGTCTAAATTCACCTGAAACTGGATCAGTATATGAACATCCTAAAAATACTCCAATGGGTGTCAACGTAGCTGTACCAGTATCCTTTTGGATTGTGGTATTAGGGTTGTTGTCATGCCATTTTACAAAGTCGCCATAGAAAACATCTGTGTTATATCCGCTGGCAATTTTATAATGGACTATTTTATCGTTGTATGCACAAGATACTAAAGAGCTTACAGGTACTGCACCAAAAGGTGAGGCTACATCTGCCATAGTATTTCTCCAATAAAATTAAATTAAAATTATAAAATTATGAATCACTACCGAAACTGGTTTTACTTTTTCTTTCGTAAACTTCCTTCTGCATTCTTGGATCATTGTCCTTGAAATAAGCATTGTCTACAGAATCAATTTGATTTTTTGCTTGTCCAGCAAAGTATTCATCTCTAGCTTTTGCTTTCTCTTCTGGAATCTTACATAAGATTTGTCCGCCTACCTCTATATTACCCTTAGTCGCCCATTCGGATTTATGGTCCATTAAGATACTTAGTTCAGGATGGTCCTCTGCTTTGCAGGGAATCCAACCTTCTCTAAACTTTCTGGATACATTTGGATTATCAGCTTCACCTAGTAAAGCAGTTCTAACCCATCTAAAAACCCATCCTGGTTGAGGTGTGGGAGCTGGTAGGTTGACTGGGTTTTCCCAGTCCATAGTATTCATTTCTGCCTCTCGGCTATCTTGCCCTCTGGGGGTACGCACTACATCAGATTCAGTTTTCACTTCTTCTGCTATTTTCTTATCTTCTGCCATTTAGTTCTCCTTTAATAGTTGATTGGCATACTGCTCTGGCGTAATTCCAAGTTGTCGTGCTAGTCTAACTTGTTCAGCCGAAAGCTGTACTTTGCGAGGTGTTTTACCAGTTGTCCTCGATACTGGTGCGACTACTGTCGATGCTTCTTTTGACACAGGAGCAGATTCAACTTTCGTTTGTTCTGCTACTTGTGCTGGTTCTGATTGAACCCCAAAAAACTGTGGAAACTCTTGTCTCATTTGCTTATCTACTTCTGCGTAGTATTCACTAGATTGAGTTTCTGGGTTTATGCCACTTTGTTGTAGTTTTTGATCTACATACATAGCATAAGCTGTCA